CATGCCGTCTCCTGCACCAGTTGCAGCCCCATGCGGCCCATCGCCACAAACGGCTCTTGGTCGCTCACATCGGCCTCGGCAAACAGGTCGTCAATCTCGTCCTGCGTCACCGCCATGCCCTGCGCAATGCACGCCTCGTACACCGTGATGGGGTCACCCGGATAGGCGTCTGTCTCCACCCAGGCATCGTTCTCCCACGCCCAGAACACGCACGGCACCATGCTGGCAAAGCCGTCTGGAATCTGACCGGAGGAGATGTAGTGCGTGGCAGGCTCTGCACCAGTGGGGCTCAGCGGCGTGATCCACATGTTGGCGTTGTGCGCCGGGTCCAGCGTGACGGCAATCTCACGGGCCAGCGCGACCTGCGCGGCTGGGATGATCATGGTGCGGAAGATGTCCACAGCCGCCTACCCGATGATCCAGTTTGTACCGTTGGAAACGACAGGCACGCCGTTTGCCCCACCACCAACCACCGTGCTTGCAAACGTCGTGACGGTTGCATCAGTCACAAAAGCCCTTGCGCCTGCGCCAGCAGTTGCTGCGGCGGGAAGCTGCGCTACCGTTTGCGCGCCAGTAGTAAACGCAGTACCAGCGTAAGTACCCGCAGTACCGTTGTTGATCTCCAAAACCCCCGCCGCTTTTCTGGCTATACCGGAATCTGCTGAAGCACGATTGAGGATTAGCCTATTAAGCAAAACAAAAGTGCCGTTTAAATCAACACTTGCACCTCCCGTGGTGCCACCTGTGATGATTGCAGCTACGTTTGTTGTGCGACGCAGCCCGTAAGACCCGTCAAAAACATACCCGCCAGCATCTTTTTGAACAGCGAATTGGGTAGTTCCCCCACGTTGTAAATCCATCAACAGCGAACCTGCTGCGGAAGCAGTGTCTGTTACGTTGTACTTTATGCCGGTGAATGTGGTGCTGACGTTGTTCCATGTATACGTCAGATTGTCTAAGGTCTGAGGCATGCTTTCTCCTTACTGATACGTTACGGTCATGAAAACGTCTTCACCGTTGGCAGTGGTTACCTGATCAAGACTCGCCGTCAGCACTGGGTCTGAGTAGACATACTGCATATCCTTGCCAAAGGTTTTAATCTCAACCCAGTTCTCAGTCGCGCTGATCTGGCTGGCGGTGGACTGTGCGCCTCGGATGATGAGGCTGTAGAGGTTGCCGTTGAATGGCAGCGTGGCGTTGTTGCGGCGACCGATGTAAAGCGGATAGTTGCCGTAGTTTCCGGTGCCTTGCGTAGTGGCTACGCTACCCACTTGAGCGCCATTGGTTCTGATGATGTTTGACGCCCCAGCAATGTCTGCGATTCCCGTCACGACATTTGTAATCGGCGCGGTGTAGGTCGTAACTGTGTTATCAACTTGTGTTGTGCCTTTGCTTGACCAGTTGTAGTTTGCCGCTGCTGAGTTGGGCGCGGTCAACAAGAACGAACCGTTGTTTAAGGCTATGGTTGCGCTAAGTTCTGACACAACACCTTGCGCCGCATCACTCAGCTTCCGCACCCCCGCCCAGACCGTCATCTTGTCCGTCGCGCTGAAATCCACGCTGTTGGTCAGCAGCGAGTCATCGGTGCCGTCAAACGCCAGATACGGCAGGAAGCCCGAGGTGTCGTAAGTCGCAGCGTCTGCAATGCGCTGGTAGGCGTTGCTCGTCAGGCTGTTGGTGACGATGAGTTGAGCGCCCCAGAGAAGAACCGCCTGAGAACTCGCACTAGGAAGTCTTACAGCCCAATAGTGAAAGACGTTTGTTTTGACTGTGGTAACCGCAAACCGCCACCAGCCGTTACCAACCTGTACGGCGGATGCGCCTCCGGTAGGACCGCCGCCTGATGCGTTTGTAATTGCACCTGTAGACAGGTTGAGTACGCTGCCGGTTGTCGCCAAGTCAATTTGAATTGTTGGCGCGGCGTTTGAAGTTGGCTGCTTTACATAGATGGAAAATGTCTGGATCGCACCGCCACTGTTCCCATAGTCTGCCGGATATACATCGAAGTCTTGTGCGCCAGTCCCTGATCCTGTCAAAAGGTCAGCAGTAGTTGTGCCATCGGGCGCGGTTGCTACATTTGGCGATACTGACAGCCCGTTTTTTCTGTAGGCTGCATTATCAAACTGCTCCGAATACGTCAGCAGGTTATACCGCGCCCGCAGCACAGGGCGGGAGGTGGAGGTGGATTGGTAGGCGTGGTTGCCGGGAACATACGCCCGCGATGTTACGTCGAAAGTTGCAGAACCAGAATCTAATTGCACACGACAAAGCGCACTTGATGCAAGTATATTTTGATACGTTTTTGAACCGCTTGTAATTGCGTAGAAATTTGCACCGCCAACATATACCGCCGCACCAATCGCAGCACCCACGGTGCCGTTGATAGTAATTTCTGCGTAATTTCCAATTGCCCACCCAGGAACGTTGATATCAATTCGCGTGGTGGTGGTTGCACCAGTAACCGTAATAGTTCCACCATTGATGGTGACAACCCCATCTCCGGACGATTTAACCCACCCGGTGATAGGCAATGCTTGCCTGCCGCCCTTGCTCTTATCCAGCATCAACCCCACGCTCTGCTCCACCGCCGTCACGGGCGTGGTGCCTGCGGAGTCTTGGAACAGCGTGGTCAGGTCTGACGGGTCGTACCACGCGCCCGCCTCTCCGCCGCCAAACAACATGTTCTGAATGCCCAGCGCAGAGCCCCACACGCCTGTAGACAGCGCCCCAACGCTCACCGTGCTGCTGGCGCCGTCGCTCAGTACCGAGACGTATCGCCGCCCAGCCACGCTCAGCACCACATGGTCACCGCCTTGCACCAGCAAGTCGGCATTGGTGGCCGCGCTGTTGTTGTCGCTCAGCCGCACGTAGGCGCCTTGGCCCGTGGCCTTGACCACGATCTGGGTGGGCAGCTTCATGCAAGACGTGTCGAACGGCAGAAAGCTGGACACGGCGCTGCCGGTGGACGTCAACGTTGTTGATGCCACCACAAAGATCCGATTGAGCATGTCAGGCCGCCAGCAAAAGCATTTCCACGTCCTCCTCGTCCAGTTGCGCGCGCACCTGGTCAAAGAGGGCCATCAGTTGTTCAAAGTGCCGCGAGTTGAACGCGGCGTTGTAGTCCTCAATGCGCCCGGCCACCTCGGCGTAGGCCTGCACCACAGGCAGGTCCACCTCTTCGGTGGGCGGCTCGCTTGAGCCTTGTTCTTCCAGCGCCCGCAGCGCCGCGGCCTGGCTGGCGTACACCACCAGCTTGCCGTTGCGCTCGACCACAAAACGGCGGCGCTTCTTTTCGTCGTCGTAGCCGCCTGCAGGCACTTGCGTGCCCACCTGAGCGGCCAGCACGTCCTCGCCTTCAGCCAAGTCGGCGGAAAACGCCACAGACCCGCTGCTGATGCTGACCGAAGCCACCAGCACATCAGGGCCTTCAGCGACCGCAGTGCTGACACCCACCACCGGGCCTACAGAGGCCGCCAGCAGATCCGCGCCTTCAGTGCTGGCCAGCGAAGCAGCCACCCGGGGCCCGACCGCTGCGGCCAGGGTGTCGGCGCCTTCTGCCAAGCCAGCACTCGCGCCCACCAGCGGGCCGACCTGGGCGCTCAGGACATCGGCGCCTTCGGTCTGCGCCAGGCTGACGGCAATGTTGACCCCGACCTGTGCGGCCAGGGCATCTGCGCCCTCAACCAGTGCGCCGCTGAAGCTGACGCCCGAGCCCGCGCTCTGGACCGCAAGCAGCAGCGACATGGCTTAGTAGGAGGCCGTCTCGGCGTACTCCACCGACACCTGCAGGCGGATCACGCCCGCGGCGCCCATGGCGATGCTGTTGGCGATCACGAAGCCTTCGTTTTGCGCCAGCACAAACGGGTAGTCGCCCGCGTCCTGCTCCAGGATGTCAGTGATCGGCATGGAGGTGCCCACCGCCGTGCTTGAGCCCCCCGCAATCCCCATGCCCGCGGTTTCCAACGTGCGGGTGCCGGCCGTCAGTGCCGCAGTGGAGGCAATGCGAATATCCGGCGCGCTGGTGACGTTGGTGAACGAGTTGCGGTGCTTGTTCTGGCCCGCCGTGAACAGCGCCGTGCCGCCCGTGTCCGAGGCGGTGAAGCTGTTGGCGCGGAACATTTCGTACTGCAGACCCTGCGCTGTGGTGAACGCAGTGGTGGTCACAAAGCCAATGGACACGCGGCGCACCAAGATCAGGTTGGCGCCGGTGTTCCTGAAGCTCCACACCGGGCCGTTGGCGGCCACGCCGGTCAGCGCGCCGGAAGACCCCGACACCGAGTAGTAGCCGATCAGCTCAGCGGGGCGCAGCGACACGCGCAGCGTGCGAAACGTCGAGTCCACTTCGGGGACCACGCCCCCGTTGCCTTGCAGTTGAAATGGCATCTTGCTGTCCTTATGGGGCGCTTACCCAGCCCACGGTCCACAGCCCATAGGTGCGCGGGGATGAAGCGTTGCGCACTCCGGCACGGGCCTCGCCTTCTTGGGCCACTGCGGTGATGGTCATGGAGCCGCCGCTGGGCACCGCGGCGTACACCCGAGGGGCCGCCAACAGGTGCTCATCCGCGCTATGGTCGGCTGTGGCCGTGGGCACGATCCAGGCCTCTCCCAGCGTAGGCGAGCCACTGACCGACACGCTCACCGACACGGCATCCGTGCCCGGGAATGAGCCAAAGTTCACCGTGGTCGTGCCCTGCGCCACATCAAGCCCCGAACGCCGTCACGGTCAGGCTCGTGAACGTGCAGGTCTGCCCCGAGTTGATGGAGGTGTTGGTCACGATCATGTCGGCGCCGCTCGTGCCTACCGTGCCCTGCACCACCGCCGTGCCCCCCGAGGTGTTGATGCGGAAGTACCCCGCCGTGCCGGTGCCCGATGCCGTGGCGTTGGCCACTGCAGACGCGGTCAAGACCCCAGCGGAAGCCGTGCCAAAGCCGCCCGCGTTGCCCGCAAACTGCACCAGCAGCGTGCCCGTGGCCGCGGTGCCGACGTTGGCCGGCATAGAGCCCGTGTAGATGATGATCTGCGCGTTGGCCCCGATGTCGGTGGCCAACTGCGTCATCGCATTGGTGCGATGCGTGGTGCTGTACTGAATGGCCATCAGGCAATCCCTTGTGCGCGGCCATCAGGCCCGCGGATGATGGTTCTGGGCGCTCGCATTTGCGCCAGCGCCTCGGTGAAGCCCTGCATGGCCATGGCCAGCGCGGCATTCGGGCTGGGCTCTTCCACGCCACCCTCGGCCACCTGCTCGGCCGGCGTCTCGACTTCCGGGCCCTGCTTGGCCTGGTGCGCAATTTGCGCCACCAGCACCTTGGTCTCGGCCTCCAGCGTGGCGCGCCAGCGCTCCATCTCAAGCTTCTCGCGCTCCAGCAGCGCCTTGTTGTCGGCCTCCATCTGCTTGAGCTGCGCCTCCATCTGCAGGCGGGCTTGCTCGCGGGCGGCGTCGCGCTCGTCGTTGGCTTGCTGCACCTGCAGCTCGGCTTGCTTTTGCGCCTGCTTGGCCTGCGCCTCCATCTGGATGCGCTGCATCTCGATCTGCTGCTCGGCCTGGAACTTCTGCGCGTCGGCCTGCTGGCGCATCTGCTCAAGCTGCATCGCGGCCTGGGCCTTGATCTGCTCGGGCGAGGGCGGCTGCGGCCGTGGAGGGGCCTTGGCGGGGTCTGAGAAGAACTTCTCCGCGCTCTTGAAGCCCAGCGCCTTCACCAGCTCCTGCTGGCTCTGGTAGACGTTCTCCGGCGTGGCGGTGCCCACTTGCAGGCCCAGTTGCTGCTGCTGCAGCAGGGCCATCAGGTGAGCCACCTGCTGGTCCTTGTTGCCCGTGCCCAGGCCCACGTTCACGGTGACGTCGAACTGGTTGCGCCACTCGCGCGGGTCGATGTTGACCCACTGGCCGCGCAGGCGGATGACGTCTTCCTTGGTGCTGTACTGGCTCACCAGCTTGAGCATCATGCGGAACAGGTCGCGGAAGCCCTCGGCGAAGTTCCGGGCAATCAGGTCCAGCCGCATGTCCGCGCGGTTGGTGACGATGTTCACGCCCGTGGCCGTCTGGTTCAGCGAGTCACCGTCGGCACCCTGGTTGTAGCGCGTCCAGCCCGTGGAGTCCTCCAGGAAGCCCTGCATGGTCTCCATCATGCTCATGCCGAGCTGAGAGTCGCCCATGCCCTGGTCCAGCCGCCCCGCCGCGCCGGGTTGCTTCACCCGCACCACGCCGCCAGGCCGCGAGGCCAGCAGGTCGTCCAGGTTGACCTGGCCATCCACCGCGAAGTACCGGCCGTTGATCGACAGGTACATGTTGTCCAGCATCCCGCGCAGGATGTTGGTCTTGATCTTCTGCGCCTCCAGGGCGAGATCCGCCACCGACAACCCAAAGAACTTGTGCGGCATCGGCACCGGGGTGATGCTCACAAACGGCGCGCAGTCCACGATCTCGTTGTCCAGGATCTGGTTGCCCGCGCGCGTCACCTTGCGCAGCTCGCTGATGCCGTCGCCGTCGTAGTCGCAGCGCACGTAGCACTCGGTCACCCAGATGATGCGCTGGGAGTCGTCGGGCGTGCTGATGGTGTCAGCCTGCAGATAGGCCAGCTCGTCGTCGTAGCCCAGGCGCTCGATGCGCTCCATGTTCAGCGCCGTGGACTGGTCGTCGCCGCTGATCTGGTCCACGTTCTTGTAGCCCATGGAGATCAGGTCGCTCTGCGTGCGGGCCACGCGGTGCGCCACAAAGCTGGCGTCCTCGATGGTCTTGGCCTTGCGCGAGATCAGGAACTCCTCG